GAACTGCCATCAACACACCGAGCGGCGACAGATATTCCAGCGTACCACAGCGGCTCTGGACAACTAGCCGCGTTGACGATGATGTGTTTGATTTGTTCACAGCCGTTTCCTTCAAGACTGGCTACAGCCAGCTTTTCAAATACATATTCATAGTTGCCGTTCATCTTCTCGAACAGCGCTTTGGTCTCGTCGTCTAGTCCCCGTTCAACCTGCGTGAGATCAAACGGCTTCTCTACTGTCCCGAGAATTTCTTCATACAGTTCAAAGGGCTGCGGGTCTCCGTCTTGAAGCAGTTCAACAGGCAGTGGCTCTCTTTTGAGGTTGCGTGTACCGGGGGAGCGCAGGATTCGTGCGGCGTCTGCTGTAACAACCTCGTCGATAAAGAGATCGTTGTCCAAGCAGAACTGCTTAAACTTATCCGCATACGGTTTCCAAACATCAACAGCGATGTCTTCAGTAAAGGGCCAGTAGGCATGGATGCCGTGGCCTGAGTTCACCATGATGGGCTGAGGCAGAGAAGTCCGTGTCAGGAAGGCGTGAAGCGCAATGAGACCGTCTTCCCAAGTAGCGTACGGCTTGTCTTGGCCGCAGTCGAGGTCGATGAAAAACGATCTAAGGTAGAGACACGCATTTGCTTTACGCTGATATCCCTCAAACGTACCAAGCGCAAAAAATGTGTTGTAGTCTTCTTTGTCGAAAGCCACCATCTGCTCGATGGCGTCATCCATGTACCCAAAAAACTTCGGGCGCACGATTCCGTCTTTGATACCCACTACACAAATGTTGCCCTGCGTTGGCAGTACTTTCTCGAAAAATTGTTGGTTCATGATCGCAGAGACAATAAAGCGGGGACCGGCCCCGCTGTTACGACAACGGCTTTTTCAAGCCGCACTTTTGTTCACAGGCAGAGCGCGTCCTGAGAAGTGCTCAACATATTCCTGCGTTTCCTTCAAGGTTTGTTTTGGTAAAACTCCTGCACTGATTTCATCTTCGATGAACTTAATGAACTGTTCCAGTTGCCCAACCCTTGATTTGCGGATCACACCACCGCGAAACCAAGTGTGTAGCGTCATGCGTGACACTTTGAGCATTGGAGCGGCGTAAGATGCTGGGAGACCTGCTTTGAGGCAGGTCTTAGCAAGAGAGATACCGGGGCTGTCCTCGGCACTCTCAATACTATTCAGCAGTTGTGGGCTGAACGTCCGTGGCATTTACTTCTTAGCCCACTTCTTGACGATGTCGCTAACATCATCGGCAGTCTCAGCCGTTGCCTTACGCGCAGTCTCGCGCTTGACGGGCGCTTCGATCACCTCTGGCTCGGAGATACTTGCTGGCTGAGCAGGTGCTTCGGCTTCGTCTTCCGCCTTGTCTGACTTGTACACGGTGAGCTTGATAGCACTTTCGGCAGCCTTCGATTTGCCTTGCTGTTTGATAACCTCGTACATCGCGTCAGGCACTGCTGCGGCTGGAGAGAACAGCAAGCGAGGCACGGGGTAGTTGATGTCAAACTGCATCTTGGTGATCACGCGCCCAGCAGACACATTGTTGTTAGCAAGCATCTGGATGTATGGACGGAAAGGCCATCTGCCGCCCTCTTCCTTGCCGAACGCGCTGGTAGCTGGAAGAACCAACTGATACACATCGCCCTCTGGATCATTAGGCAGAACAACAGCCAAGCGCCAAGACAAGCGGCATGCAGTTCCTTGACCGCCTTGGCCAGAACCCTTAACAGAGTTGGGGCACTCCGCGCAAGTAGATGCGCAAGGTGATTTCACTTCTGGGTCTGGGGTCTTGGAGTCATTGGACCAGCAAGCGGGAGCCAGCTTGACGCCCTTCTTGTATGTCTGTCCGTAGAACGTACGCGATGCCTCGTGCGCCATCTTAACGATGATGACGTTCATGGAGGAGTCAGTGTTGACGCTCTGCTCTTTACCACCAACGATCTTGCGGAATACACGACCCTCGATAGAGATACGCTTATTGCCTTGTGTCGCGTTACCAGCAACGGCAAGGGTGTCTTCATCGAGACCTTGAGGAATTGCTACGCCGGAGTTCTGAAAAATTGTTGCGAGTTCGTTACTCATGATGAGTGTTTCCTTAAACTGAAGTTTCACTGGTTGAAGAAGCCTTGCGCACGACTATGTCAAATTCGCGCAGGGCATTTACACCGGGCGGCAGACCATCGCCTGACCGCTCGGACATAAATTCTTTGAAGTTGCGTTGATGGATTCGGCGTTCGAGGAGATCGATAGACCCCTCTGCCTCGACAAACTTTTTGAAGTTGTCCCAATCAGTGCAAAAGTATCTCTCTTTGACCTGCCGTGTGACAGTGCCATGATGTGTTCTCAATCCGTTTACGTTGGTTGTGTTACAGATATCAAGGAGCGCCGCTTCGATCTGCTCCATGTCGTTTTTGAGGTCGCCGTCTTTCGACTCGAACTCAGCCTTAAGCGTCTCACGCTGTCGGCGTATTGTCAAGTAGGTTTCTACTAAACTTTCTACGTCTGCCATTATTTTTCTCCATCCTGTTGTTCGTCCACATACCGACCCCACACGTAGTCAAGTAGGTCTGCGGCTTGGTTGAGTTTGTGTATGAGTGATTTGTGTTCATACTCATCTAGTCCTTCAGCGTAGCCACGTAGCCACGCCGCTGTCGTAAAGTATTGCAGTTTATTTGCGTCGATCATCATTCTTCTCCAATTTCCATGTTGTACAGGTCCACCAATTTTTCGTGCATGTCCACTTTGCCCTGAAGCATCTTGTACATGCGCCGCTCCACCTCGGACCCCTGAAGGTGAATTACTGTCATCTTGTTCTTCTGCCCCACACGGTCAATACGCGCAACGCACTGCAAGTACGTTTCTACGGACATCACAGGGGACCAGAACACGATGGTATCTGCAGCAGTCAACGTCACACCATGCGAGGCCGACTGCGGTTGAACTAACAACACACGGGGCGTGTCAGTTGTCTGAAAGTTTTTGAAGATTTGCGCGCGGGCGTTAGCTGATACGTCACCAGAAATAATCTCTGTGGTCACGTTGTTCTTGTTCAGGTACTCCTGAATCACTTGGATAGTGTGCTTGTACGGCACGAACACAATGATCTTGTGGGACGCCTCATCGATGACTTCCTGAAGCACGTTCAAGCGCGGCGAGATGTCGAACTCGACCACGTTGCCTGTGTCCGTGTAGACCGCACCACCAGACAGTTGCAGAAGTTTCGTGAGGGCAGCGGCAGCGTTGACTGTGCTGATTGTTTCCCCCACTGCTTTGATCTGCATTTGCTTGACCAGCTCTTTGTAGTAGGCAGTTGCTTGCCCTGACAGAGGGACTTCCCGTGTCTGGTACATCACATCAGGCAGGTCAAGGCACTGAGCCTTCTCGTATCTGATAGCTGGCTGGAGCGCTTTGAACACATGGTCTTGCGCATCGGGTTTGGGGGCCCACTTGAAGCGCGTTATCTGGCGCATCACTTTGTCTTTCCACGCCGTCTTGAACTTGGGTACAGCACTGGGGTTGACAAGCCGCGCAAGCCCGAATGCATCCTCGGGGGACTGCGATGCAGGAGTGCCCGTCATCATCCACAGATAGGTGTCGCTCCTGATGATCTTAGACAAGGTCTTCCAGCGCACAGTCGTGGGGTTCTTGTAAGCATTCGCCTCGTCAACAATGATCAGATCAAAGCCACCATTGGAGATCGCTTCGCGCTCTGCGCTCACGCCGTCATAGTTGATGATCACAAAGTCGTAGCCACCCTGAATCACCTTGCGGCGTTTGGAGCCATGCGCTACCGCGCACGTTCTGTGCATAGCTGTCTTGAACAAGTCAGCTTGCCATGCGCTTTGCATGATGGACAGAGGGCAAATGACCAACACTCGTTTCACCTTACCCTGACTCATCAGGTAATCAGCCGCCCAGATAGCTGCTGAAGTCTTACCTGTGCCTGCTTCGTTGAAGCAGAAAGCTCGTTGGTATAGCGTGAGGAAACGTGCTGTATCACGTTGGTGGTCAAACGGCTGAAACATCCCCGGCCAACCGTAGTCGCGCTCGATGGGGGATGGCACAGAGTTTCCGTGGGGGAGGAGCCGTGCGAGTTTTTGTACCTCGTCAACTCCCCAATGCACAAGCACCTCGTGGTGTTGTTCGCGTGGGCCTAGGTACTCGCTCTTGTCGATGTACTTGCTGATCTGTTCAGCCATCTCATCTGAGCAAAGAAAGCGCAACGCTGCGTTTTGAACTATTTCCATACTACCTCTTTACTGAATTGGGTCCTCGTCTTTCCGAGGTGTCTGTCATTCCTGTCACGTCCAACAAAACGGAGAAAGCAAACGCCGAATGACTGATGTGGTTAAAGGCCGAAAGCAACTGCAAAAGAGCCATCTGGCACACTCACACCTTACGGCCAGATTATTTATGGTTCACTAGGAATTTGTCAAGTTCTTTTTCGTTCTTTTTTGCTGGTCTCGGACACAAGGTTGCCCTTGGAGTCACGTTTGAATGAACGATTACGCGATGCGGACTCGATGCGCAAACCGTCCTTGTTCGTGCCACCCTTGTCCATTGCCTTAACGTGCGCGACATCCTTGCCTTCGCGCTTGTCGGCCTTGCCGTTACCGTTGTGGTCAGCGCCTTCCTTGTCGATCTTGCGGCGTCCGCGCTGTCGTTCCATGCGGTTGTCGTGTTCGCCACGGGCTTTCTGTTGCTCGTACTCTTTCTTGTACGGGCGTGGTTTGTTTACGTAGGGCATCATCGCTCCTTGTGGTATTCGCAGGTATGTACGGGACACCAACCGCACAGAGGTGTGGGGTTCGCTTGCCAGCTACCATTTTCGTAGGAAAGCCGCATTCTTTCAAGTTCCCAGTAGAAGTCCTGCCAGTACTCGTCGATCTTTTCACGGGTGTACTCTGAGGTAACAAAGTGCTCGTGCGCAACAAACAACAAGCCAGCTTTGATGTGTTGAAGTTCTGGAAAGTGCGCGAACGCCATGAGCGCCATGAGTTGAAGCTGTTTGGGATCGGGATACTTGTTGCTGCCTGTCTTGTAGTCAACAATAAAGCCTTGGTCTTCATCTATCACCAGCAAGTCAGCGATGCCCCGCGCCCAGTAATCCTTAGCGCCAAAGGTGCATGGTTCTTTGTCGTAAGTGATCGCCATACGATGCTCAGGGTACTTGATACCGCTCATCTCACGCAAGGGGTCAAGCTGCTTCTTGTAACGCTCGTAGTTCTTCGCCAGTGGTGTGCCGTCTTTAACGTAGTTCTCAAGCGCTGTGTGAACCTGAGTGCCGTATAGCATCTGCTGAGTAGGCTTCTTGGCAAACCGCTTGAGGACTTTGACCTCGTGGTACTGCTTGGGGCAGTTGCTGTAGTCTTTGAGTCCGGAGTAAGACCACTTAATTTCTTGAGGCGACATACTGAATCCTTACTGTAGATTGTTGAGGGTAAGGATAGTATCAGCAATCGCCGTAACTGTCGCCAGCATTGGCTTCACACGCAACGGGAAGTCCCGTGGCCCACTCGGGCGCTACGTGCATGATGCCAGTTATTAGCTCTACAGCCTTGGCGACCTCATCCTCGGGAACCACGCACACAGCGGCGTCATGCACAGTGAGCACAACACGGTGGTGGTTGTTAATCTCAATCATCTGCAAGCCAACAACGATACGTGCAAGGGCTTGCACCACGTTCTCAACTACAGCCCCACCCCAGATAGAGATCGGCCCTTTGCGTGAGTCATAGATGATCTTGCTCTTGCCGTCATCAAACTCTTTGCGCAGATTCTTGTAGCGAATACGCAAGTTGTTCGGGAGGATGATTCCGTCTTTATCGTAGAAGACACACTTGTGTTTACCGAAAGACTTGGGGCCGTTCTTGAAAGAACCATTGAGCATGTCGTTGAGCATGTCGTCTGCTTCGCCCCACAACTCGATGATCTTGTCGTTCTTCTCACGGTACACACCCACGATGCGCTTGGCCTCGTCCTCGTCAATCTTCACGCTGATCGGTTGCGATGTCGATAGCGTGTGTTGTAACTTGAGCGCCCCAGTGCCGTACCCGAGACCCAGAATACATGTCTTACCGACAAAGCGTTGCTCAGCGTCTTTCTTTGTGATCGTGCGGTTGTAGACAGCAGATGCGAACAGCGAATACACATCCTCGCCCCGCGCAAACTGTTGCACCACATCGTCTTGTCCAGCCAACCACGCGACCATACGCGCCTCGATCTGTGATGAGTCAGCGTTGATCACCTTGTAACCTTCTGGCGGCACGATGGCCTTCTTCAGTGCCTTCTTCTTAGGATCGCGGCTTGGCAGATTCTGGAAGTTGATCTTGTCCATGCCCGACCAGCGGCCCGTGTGCGCTCCGTAGTATTTCAGGGGGACAGGAATGAGTCCCTTGTTGCGCTTGCCTATGTCGATGAACCTCTGGATGCGCCCCGCTTCAAGTGTTGACTTCGTTCCGAGTCTCACCGCGCACAGGTGCTGAATGAACTCATCCTCACTCTCACACAGCGCGATGAACCCTTCGTCCTTCTTGGCAAGGGCAGGGACTTCCTTCTTCTGCTTCTCGCTCATCTTCATCGGCACTTTGATCTTGAAGCTTTCCAAAATCTCAGCGAACTTCTTATTGCTGGACAAGTTCTTGCGCACCTCTTCCTCTGTCTCACATTTGAGCTGGCTCATGAGCGATGACAATAGTTCAGACTTTTCTCTGTGCATGTCTTCAAGCCGAGTGTTCAGCTTGTCCTCATCAACGTACAGCATGGGGTGCGTGAACATGCGGATCGTCATGTCGATCAGCCGCAACTCATCCATAGGAAAGTCTTTGGACATAATGTTGAACAGACTGTACGTCAGCGCCACATCGTTCCTGCAATACTCCCCATACCGTGCGAGGTCATCAGGCGCAAAGTCTTTACGGCGTTTGTCAATCGCCGCAACAACCTCATCACCCTTCTGTCCTATCTGATACCGCTCAGCCAGCTTGGCCAGCGAACCCCCGACTTCGACACCATGCAACGCCCTAGCCATCGACAGCGTATCAAGGTAGACCTTTGGCGTGATGCCGAAATGCCAATACAAGATACAGCCATCGAACAGCGTGTTGTGTGCCAGCATCATGGAGTTACGCCAATCGAATTGCAGTAGCCACTTGCGCATCGTTTCACGGTCCCCTGAAAACCAAACTGGCTCACCAGCATCGACTTGCACCGACACCCCGATCACCTCGAAACGCTTGTCACGCACGTATTCTTCGGTGGTCTGGGTACGGAAACCCAAGTCTTTGCTTGTGTAGTAGGTCTCGAAATCGAGAGTTATCAGATTCATTATTTAAGCCCTACCTTCTTCTTGATGTGCTTGATATCTGACTCAGATAACTTTGTGCTGCCGACCGCGATTTGGGGAGCGATCGTGTTAGCGCCAAAAAAGTTTGATGCTAGGTTTGCACCAATCCCGAGGTTCCCCGACGAGTCAAGGCGCATGACTTCCTGATACTGGACAGGTTGAGGCGGCACATAGTTCACTGCATCCAACACCTTGGCGTTGAAATTATCTACCATGAGTCTTTTCTTGGCTTCAATCCAAGCCCCCACCTCTTCGTCTGATAGGCAATCGTTCTCCGCTAACCCGTTGGCAACAGAGATGAGTTCACTCCACCCGGCTTGTGTAGTGTTCACGCTAAGTCGATACGGGTCGAGTACAAAATCTTCCGGGTGCTCGCGCATGCGCTCGATCAAAATTTTCAGTCCATTATTCATTTATACGTCCTCAGATCGAGTGGTCCAGTTCGCGCTTGAGATACCAAATGGCTTTCTCAAGGTCTTGCTTGCGGCTACCCTTGTGGTCCGCACGGGTGATGTACTTCACAGCGTTACCCATGTTGTAGTTCAAGCGCTTGGCCTCGATGAAGTCGATGGTCTCAATGCCCCCCACCTTGTAGTGCGCGGGATGATTCACGGGGTCGCTCTTTGGCTCAAACATCTCAATCTGGATGGGCGGATTCACGATAGGTCGTTTAGTTACCTTCTTCTTATCCATCGCACGTTTGACCACGTACACGAATTGGTATTTCAGCCCCAACTCTTTAGCAACCTCTGTTACTTTCTTGTCGGGGTGTTGCGTGAAGTGATCACGGATTTTTTGTGCTTGGGAATTTTTAGCCATGTGGATTCTCCTTGGTTGGCTGGTTACAAAAGTGCTTCGGGTAAATCAGTCGTTCGTGTCTTTCGCTCGACGGTAGACAGGTGCATCAAGTTCAACACCTTTGGATCGGCCCGGTCGAACGGCCACCACGCGTTTGTCACGAGGGCGTGGAGTTGATCCCGCTGTGACTTGTTCAATCGTGATGAAGGTGTGGAGATTGCCGCATTCTTTTCTGCGCCAGATTTCATTGGTGGTTGCATCGGTTCGTGTCTCCAGTGTGCGTGTCCATGCGCCACAGACGGGGCATTTCATAGTTCGTGTTTGTTGAGGTAAGGTTTAATTTGCGGAGTCGCTCTGCTGTAGATACCGAACGCCTTGTAGTCAGTACTTGCCAATACACCTTTAGCGCGGAACGCAACGTCTTGCATGAAGACACTCGGGCGCGGGTTATGCGCCCAGTGAAAAGGTGACTCTGGGTGACATTTGCAGGGTTGTTTTTTCATGGGACCTTTCAAAACGAAACAGTTTAATGCGGGGTCGTAGCGGGTGATGTCAAGGATGTTCATGTTTCTTGTACTCAAGACCAAATTGTTTTTGAATCTCCGGAAGAAGCGACTGGAGAATCTCTTGGCGGTTGACATTTGGCGGCGGCGTTTTTTCCTTGTGTGGTGCAGCAAAGTCAATCCCCAAGTGAGCGGCGAACTCCTTTATGACCCCTGCGTACAGGGCTCGGGGCGTGCACCACCACTCTTCTTCATATGAGTTGTCTTGCTGGTCAACGAACGCCAGCATCTTGGTTTTCAGTTCTTCTTCAGTCATAACGATCTCCTTAGTTCTCTGATCTTGTCGCGTGTGAGTGCCATGTTGAACACACTGCTCATGCGGAATGTCCTGTTGCGCTTCAACTCACTCCTTCGCCTGTTGGCGGCTACATCAGGCTTGGGCCTTGGCTTGTCAGGCAGGTCACCAATCATGAAAACGGGCCGAGGGTAGCGCCTT